ATTACTATAACCATAATATTCTTTTACATACTCTAAATTTTTTGACTTAGCAGTAGTTGTCCACTTGCCACCAAATCGTTTTCTCTTACGAATACTATTTAGTAGAAAATGAAACTGAAGACGCTTGTTGAGGCCGTGATGAATATTCATCTCATTTGCCATCATTATAGAGTCGACATGTTGAGATAAGCAACGATTAATAATGTAAGGTGGAAACTTCTTTTCCCAAGTCAAGTCTGTACCATCAAGCAAATTAACTTTACTAAAGTTTATTGCGTTTAGGTAATCCGATAGTTTATATTCGATCATTATTAGTGCTTTTCATGTTTTTTGTGACCTTTATGAGAACCCATGTAGTAATCGCCTGGTTCATAATCCCAAACTTTACCGTGATGACCTCTAATATCAGCCCAAAACATTCGTGCTTTAACTATAAGTCTTAGCCACAAAGTTCTTTTCGCCATATCTATTATCTCCTCTACTTAAATTTACATTCTGCCATGATTTGTGTCAGGCACGCAACCATATTTATCTCGTGGTCTGCCACAAAGGCTGATTTATATTGGTAATCTGCAATTGTTAATACGGCTGCAGGAACTGATTGAGGTTGTAAATTTTTATATAAGATGTCATAGATACCTGAAAATAAAGATGAAGGATCTTTATCTAGGTTTTGAATAACCCATTTACGCATATCACTAAATCTTTTTTCTTTTAATAACTTGACTAGTTCTTTATTATTAATCTCTGATAAAGAAACAAGTATGCCACTATCTATCTTACCTCTTACAGAATATCTTTGTAGTTCGTTGATAGTTCTTCTAAAGTCTGGATAGTGTCTTTGTATTAGTTCAGCAAGTACCTTTTTATCAAATTCTATGTGTTCTTTTTTAAGAATATCTGATAGTCTGCCCATAAAAGCAGTAGCAGTTTTAATCTTTTGACCATTTGTAATACGAAAATCAATACAAGTACAACGACTATGTAAAGCAGGTATGATCTTATTCTTAAAATTACAAGTAAATATAAATCTACAATTTTTGTAAAATGTTTCAATAAAGTTTCTTAATGCAGGTTGAACAGAGTCAGGATTCATATAATCTGCCTCGTCAATAATTACAACTTTATGATTAGAATTGCCATCTAAAGAAACACTAGACGCAAAATTTTTGATTGTAGTTCTTAAAGTATCAATGTGCCTACCTTCATCTGAACCATTGATGATGATATAATCAACACCTAATTGTTCACATAAGGCACGAGCAACCGTTGTTTTGCCCGTACCTGCTGTGCCAGAGAGGAGAAGATTAGGTAGTTCTTTACTATCTAAAAATTTTAAAAAGGTAGATTTTAAGTCTTCACTTAAAATACAATCTGATATTTTTTTAGGACGGTATTTTTCAACCCATAAAAAGTCTGACATTCAACACCTCTAAAATGTTGAATCAGCTTCTAATGCAATCCAATATTGCACAGGAACTTTTTTGTTTATGAAATGAGCAATCTTTGCCTTAGATAATGCAACATCATATTCGCCAGGAATAATTTTCATATTCTCTGCCTTGATGTAAGCAGTAAACTCAATATCAGTAGTACCAACTTCAATAGATGATACATTTGAATTACTATTTTTTTATCTAATGCAACTAATTTAATCTTGCCATTCTCACCTTTAAATGCAATATCAGGTAGACTTAAATTTGTATATAGTTTTTTGACAGAATCATAGTCACTATTTTTTAAGTTAAATGTAACCGTCTTGTCAGGCATTTGTATTTCTTTAGTCGGAACAACTAAAGTAGATTTATCAGCAAAAGCATATCTTGCCGATAGAGAGGAACTCTCATCTTTGATTTGTAGATTAGCAGAACCGTTAAAATTTAATACAGGTTTTGCAAAAGAATCTAGTGCTCTTAAAAACTCTGGTAAGTCATAAACACCAAACTCTGATTCAAACTCTTCAGCAACATCTGCTTTTGCCATTATGTTTTTCATAGTGGACATAGTAGCAATAGACTTGCCTGGTTTGAATAATATATTGTTGTTAATGTCAGAGAAATTTCTCAATACACTAACTGTCGCTTCACTTATTTTCATTTCTTCTCCTTGTCATAATTTAATAATAGTATAACATAATGTACTGCTTTTAGCAAATCAGCACGATTATGGCCGTTCTTCTTACCATATCTACACAAATATTTAATTGCATTTGCATGGCAAAAATCTTTTCCAATGTTAAGAGTTTTTAGTAAATCTAAAACTTGAAAGCCATCTTTACCTTTTGAGTAATGTTGACCATAAGTAGATGAAATATATTCACCTATCTCTTTAAGGATTTTATCTTCATTGTATTTCATAATATAATTATATCACTATATTGCGTTTGAGTCAATAGATGATTGTAAATATTTTAGCATATTTTCTGGTGATGACACCGTATAAGGATCATCATCATTACTATGTTGATTAAAACCTGGTTCTATAAATCTCATTTCTACAGCACCATCATTAATAACAGCAGAGTATCTCCATGATCTTAAACCAAAACCTTGTGCTGGTTTGTTAACTAACATTCCTAAGTTTCTAGTAAAAGTACCACAACCGTCTGGTATCATCTTAACATTTTTTATTTGTAAATCTCTTGCCCATGCGTTCATAACAAAGGCGTCATTAACTGATATACAATATACATCATCAACATGCTCTTTAGTCATGTCTGAATACATTGTATCGTATGTAGGTAATTGTTGACCTGAACATGTTGGTGTAAATGCACCAGGTAAACTGAATAAGACAATTCTCTTGCCTTTAAATAATTCGTCTGTTGTTTTGTCAACCCACGAGCCACCAATAAAAGTACAACCGCCTTTTTCATCTGTGTCGCCAGTTCTAAATTTAAATGTGTGTGGTTTTATTTTTAAATCCATAATATATTCTCCTTCAATGTTTAAGTGAGAGGTCAGTATATTGTGGAGGACTGACCTCTCTAGTGTGGTGTATAATTATTTATACATCACTATTATTATAATAACAAATTTTTTTTAATTTGTCAAGCCCTAAATTCCCTGCATACGAGGGTCTTTAGAAAATAGATTAGTTTTTGCTTTAGGTCTAGCAATACTATCTTTACTTCTTTTTCTTAATTGAGCTTTAGACGATTCAGATTTACTTTTCTCTTTTCGTAAAGCTCGTAGGTCTTTAATTAAGTCCATACTAACTCCTTGTTAAGAGCGTTTCTTCAACCTTTGTGGTTTACTTCCGTCCGTTTCAGGATAAACGATATAATTATTTATACAAGGGCGGCAATAAAGCCGCCCCTATCTATGATTACTTAATGTCTATTGTTTTTAGTTTTTTAGCGTCTGGAATGATCTTCTCCATTGACACTTTCAATAAACCGTCTTTTAACTCTGCACCTTTGACTTCAACATCATCAGCGATAGTAAATGATCTCTTAAAGTATCTTTTTGAGATACCTTTATGAATCACATCCTTTTCTTTAGGTGCTCCTTTTCCAGGTGCTACACCTAGTGACTCTCCAAAAGCGTTAACTTTTGATTCGATAGTTAATGTATTGTTCTCACTAGTAATCTCAATATCTTTTTTATTGAAACCTGCAAGAGCAATCTCAATATCAAATTTATGAGTACCTGTCTTAACTAGATTGTATGGTGGATAGTTAACTGCAGGTACATCAAACATTGATTCGAAATGATCGAACATGTCATCAAATCCTACTGATAACGGTCTTAATTGATTGAAAATAGATAGTGCTTTATTGGTCATAAAAACCTCCTTTTGTTAAGCAAAGTTTATTTTCGACAACCCTATAAGGCGTTGTCTATTATTATATAATAATTATTTATATAATTTCAAGCGCCAGTTTCCTTTTGTCACGGAGTTAAACTGGCAAAGATCACCGATTTGCTGGGGCTGCCTAAGCAGCCCCTATCTACACCCCTAAAAGGGCTTATGAATTGCCTTTTAGTAATAATATATATATCAGACACAACGGCGTAGAAACTTTAAATTTTTTTAATTTTAACACCCTTAATCCATTGATAACCCAACATTTCGTCATTCTTTTTTTGGGCTTTCTTTAGAGTTATAGCACGAGTCTTCATAACTTCTCGTTTTTTCTCTGATGGTTTCATAAAGTATTGACGCTCTCTTGCCTCTTTTACTATACCTGCCTTTTGTACTTTCTTCTTTAGTACACGCATTGCCTTCTCTAGGTTACCACCTCTTACTTCAACTGTTATACTCACTGGTTTTCCTTTCCTTTTGGTTCAAAAACTGGTATCTTATCTCCCCCTAAATCATAATCATGGTATGTATTAGGTTTGTAATTCTTATAATCTGGTCTAGGTGTCTTACCTGTAATACCTTTTTCAATTTCTTCTTTTGAATAGGCAGGTTTACCACTTTTATCCATACTGCCTAACACAGCAGCAGAACCAGGTTTTAATTTTTGTACCTTACCACCTTTGTCTAAAAACTTCTTCATCATCTTATCTGATTCTTCTTTAGACATTTTAGGTTTTGCGTCTTTATCGTAATCGTATATACCCATTATATTTCCTCCTTTTCAAATGGCATTTCTTCATATGTTATACCCTCAATTTTAGTCTTATCAACTGCCCAATCCCATGCGTGTATCATCTGTACCCATTGGTCGTCAAAGTTTTTCTTAGCAGTATGAGTAGGATGATAGACAACTAAATGTATTCTTTTATAGTTCATCTTATCATCTTTAACCTTTCTAACTAATCTCTGTACAACATCACCCACAGATAACTTACCAGAAGATATAGGTTGAACAAGTGTGTGTTCCTCTTTTTTCTTCTCATTAACAGTTGTCTGTACTCTTTTGTCCTCCGAGTTTTCATAGGTTATAAAGTTAGTAGGTGCTTCTTGTTCTTCTTTTTGTTTTTTAAACTTCAAGGTAACATTTGCTTTTATTCTACTTCTTTGTTTACCTACAATACCATGTTTATCTAAATGTTTACCTATAACATCTGTATCAATACCAAAACTATTAGCAAATGATAAACAAGTTTTAATTAAATCGTCTTCGTTTGTTTCTAATTTTACAACTGAAGAAATAGGATTTAAATACTCACCTAGACTTCTTCTTTCTTCAAGTGTCCATATACCATGTACACTTTTTGGTATATCTAATATAGGCAACTCATAACAAAATTTTGATTTTTCTATGGCATAGATAGTATGATTACCACCTATGATTAAATCAACCACTCTGCCTTTGTATTCTACGTCTCTTAAAATGATAACTAGAAACTTTTGACCTGTTTCTTGTTCAATTAATTCAAGGTTACCTAGAGCAGAGTCAATCTTCTCAACCATTCTATTACAATGTTCATAATTTAATGCTTCATCTCTAATTTGAAATGATACTAAATCTTTTAAATTACTATCTGGTAAAAAATAACCTTTACCTTTTTTGAGAGCTTTATGATTCATAAGGTCTAATTTATAAAACTTACAACCTAACAAAGACCTATCTTCAAGTATTTGTCTAGCAATCTCAAACATCTTATCTAAATCAGGTTCTCTGATAGTGCCTTTAGCGACTATACCAGGACCTAAGTTATAACTATTAGAGTCACTAACGGCATCGGTATCTTTAATAAGATCCCTCTCAAATACTTTCATCTGAGCAAGATTACTACCTACCTTTATTATACGTCTCTGTATTTCGTTCCTTGACATAGCCCTCATCAATTCTTTGTTTTCAGAATTTGTTTGATACTCACTAGGATCCTTTGTTGAGATACCTATGTACCACTTACTATTCTTTATATTGTGTAAGATATAAGCCCAACAGACTTCACCTTTATATACAAGGTCCTCTGT